TTTCTTATGCTTGCTTGACGGGCTTACGACCGTTCTTAGCCGCATTACCACAAGGACTTTCGCCCCTGTGTCTAAGTCGCTATATCCTTTCGCTTTGCTTATGTCGCCTGCATAACCGTCAAATCTTTTTAGCACATCGTCTGTTTCGTCAAACACTTCTTTTAATCTGCCGTTGCCAAAATGGTATTTTTTGTTTAACGCTATTGCAATGCACATACGGTAAATCGCAAGCACCTCTTGCATAGCGACCTGTTCCATTTCTTTTTGTACGCTCTGCACGTTACTCCTCGCTATCCGTGCTTTCATTTTTTCTTCCCTCTCTTTTTCTTCAGTTCCGCTGTCTGCTTTGCTCTGCGGTAGTTTTGCTGTTGTTCAAGCGTGGCTCTTGCTTTCCACGATACATACTCGCCGTAGGTCATACCGTAGTCAGTAGCTTCTTTTGCAATCTTTTCAAGGTCGGTCATTTTTTACTCCTTTTTGCCGCTTCTTTTTTTGCTCTTTTCTTTGCTATCTCGTCCGTCCAATCCTTGATAAAATCACCGCACACGATGTTGTTTTCAAGTATCTGCGCTGCTATCAATCCCGATACAGCAGGCGATTTTGGAAACTTTGCTATATACATATCGAACAACCTCTGCTTTGTTTCCTCGCAATTGTCTTGTTGTATATCCATACCGTAAACGCTTTTCAAAGCCCGTAAGCCGTCTTCCCAGTCTTCGCACAGTTTAAACTTCCGCTCAAGGATTTCGGCAAGAAAGTTTCCCGTACCGCAAGCAGGCTCAAGGAACGTTGTTTCAACATTCGTCCACATTTTTTCAGGGACAAGGTCGCACATATCCCTGACGATGTGCTTCGGCGTAAACACTTCCGCAAAGTCTTTTACACGCTGCTTACTTTTTATCAGCTTTTCCGCCATCGCTTGCTCCTTTCTCAGCGGCAACAAGGATTTCGTTATACAAATCCTCGGCATATCCCTTTATAGTTTCATCGTTCGGACATTCGTCCCTTGCGTCCTTTAACATCGCCGTTATCCGCCGCATTACCATAGCTTTTTGCTTGCAGTTAAACAGCTTGTACTTGCACTTTTCACGGTTTGAGCGATTCCATTCTTTCCACGCAGGACATTTTAACGTGTACGATTTTGTTTGCTTGCCGCACTTATCACAGCAGACGGCGTAATGTCGGCGAGGTTCACAGCCGTACTTTTCACACTGCTCTACCTCTCGTTGTGGCGGCTCTGCGTCAACCGTCACACCATTTCCGCCGCAAGTACACGGTAACAACTTATCCCTTGCGTTCATCGTCCGCTTTCTCCTTTTCAAGTTTTTTCAGTTCGTCCGCTATTTGCAATATCAGCTTGCGACTTGTTTCGTTGCGCTTCCGCTGTTCTTCTTGTCTGCAAGCGAGATAACCCGCAAAAAAGCAAACAAAATTCATTATCAGACTGTACACGATTTTGAGAAATAAATCCATTTTTACACCTCGTTTCTTATCAATTCAGGATTATCGTAAATGTTGCCGATGACTTCAAGGCTATAGCTGGCATTAAAATCAGCTATCGTATTTTCAAAGCCTATGACAAACATTGCCGCATATTTATCAAAAAAAATTTTCCCGACATCTGACGTTTCGGCATCACGAACAATATCCCCTTCGAAAATCTTCGTACCGTTCTTGTCAAGAAGTCCTATGTACTGCCCTACGGTTTCGGGGATAACTTTATACGCCCAGCCGTCCTCATCGTATATGACGTTCTGTAAACCGTCATAATTTGTTTTGACAAAGTTGCCATATACCCAGACTTTGTCGTTAAACATTGATTTTGCTCTGAACAAAATCTCTCTCATATTTTCTTCTCCTTTCCGACCAGTTTCAGCATACCCCGAAACCAGTCTTTCATCACGATGTTCGCCGCCCAACCGACAACGGCGGTGATAATCAACGCCCCGAGAATTTCGCCGCCTATCGCAAAATATCCTCGTTGCTCATACGCTAAACACGCCAACGGCAGTTCTGACATCACCGCCGCACTTGCTGTAATCGCAAAAGCCATCACCTTCGCTATCACGAAAAGAATAACCGTTCTCGCTTTCATCGTTACGACCTCTCTTTCTCAAACGCTTGCGAAACGATAAACTCGTCCATCGGAGATGTGCCTTCATACTTTTGCGCATACACGATAAAGATCTTTTCACCACTCAAAAGTAAGGGATTCAAAAACGAAGGATTAAGTCTTACCAGTGCTTGCGCGTCTTCTTCCGTTTCGCAAACTGCAAGCACACCGTATCTTCCTTTTCTCAGACCGCTTTTACGCAGTTCCTCAAACACCTTTTCTGCGTTTGTTCCTGTGCCTGCTTTGACAATCTCAACGTGTATTTTCCACATTTCTACAACCTCTCTTTCTGTAGGGATTATACCTCGTATTTGTACTTTTCTTTACTCATGCGGCGCTATTGCGCACAAGCTTTTTCTGCAAGAAATACGTTCGCCTTCAAACCATTTATTAACCATTCCGCAAACATATTCGAGCGTAATAATCGGATAAAACTCTGTCGTTTCCGTGTCAAAGTCTTTTTCCGCTATGCCCTCAAATGTTCCCTTTCTGCTGTGCTTTACCGTTAATTTTGTTCCTGCTTTAATAATCATATTTTCCTCCTTCTGCGGAGATTAACCGCTCCGCTCGGTGTTTGCTTTTTTTATTTCAGGCTGTCTAGCTTTAACTTCAGCAGTAAAACCACTGTTTCAAGTGTAGCTTTTCTGCTCGTAACCCAGTATGAAGTGCAGTATAAGTCGTTTAGCTTCTGACCTTTCCTAACGGCGATTTGTGCGTTAACCTTTTCAATTTCACTCTCGGCTTTCTCTTTTTCTTCTTCAAAAGAAGCAACGAGTTCCTTAATTTCTTCCAGTACCTGTTCAGCGTTCATTTTGTTCTACTCCTTTCCAACCGTTTTCCCTTATGTGCTTCAAGAACAATCTTGCCATTGCACCGTTAAGCATTATCAGACGGATTTCTCCGCTTCTGCCTATCTTGATTTTTACATCAAGCGTGTCAGCCAGTTTAAACAGCTTTTCAAGGCTTGCGCTCCACACATACTTTTCGTGATTCTTACTTTGGCAAGTACGCATATCACACTTTTCGACTGTGTACTCATACTCAAGTGGCACGTTGCTCATCGTGAATGATGTTGCTATTAAATACTGTTTCATATCTTTACCTCCTGCCCTTTAGGGCTTATAGTCTTTTTCTTTAAGGGATTTATCTTTCCCTCTCTGTAATATATTATAACAGATAAACGGCTATTTGTCAATACTTTTTTAACACTTTTTTTATATTTTTTAATTTTTTTTTTGCAAAACGAAAAGCAGAGCCGAAGCCCTGCCTTTTGTTCATATATGCTTTATCAGCAATTTTTCGCAACGATACACGATAGTTTTGACTTGCCTTACCGACATATCAACCGCTTCTGCAAGCCGTTCATAAGTCAGACCGTCAAGCAAGCGGAGCTTCAAGATACGTCTGTCACGCTCGGAAAATACCCACTCGTCAATCAGGGCTTCCCACTCGGAACGGCTCTTGCCGAAATCTTCTGCTTTCATCGGCTACCCCTTTTTGATTTTTCCCAGCCCATTGCATCGTGGGCATTTTTTATACTGAGCGGACGGGCTTGCTTTGCGTACTCGTGTTTTTACGGTTCTCTTGATGCTAACTTTCTGTGCCATAATCAACATCTCCTGCACCGACTCTATTTACACCGTTACCGTCCTGCTCCGCACTTATCTCAGTTGTCTGCTCAACCGTTTCAAACTGACTTTCATACGCAAGCCAACATAGATTTGTTGTAACCAATAACGATATAAGGATAATTACAACCACCCAAAGACGCTTAAAATTGCGCTCTGAGCGTGTCATTTCTGCTTCGTACACTATATAGGGTATCTGTGTCTTATCGTCCATTTTGAGCCTTTCTGCGTTGAATACGCACGTTACACAGCCGTAAGGTCAGCTTTATTAACCGCCGCTGTTACCTGTCCGTGCTGACCGATGACCGCCCTGTTGCCCTTTAGCTCCATAACCTTGTACTTCTGCGTATAGACAAATACCGCTAAAGAACCGCCGTTATATGTTTTTGCTCCCGACTTGACTTTTACCGTATCACCTACCTTGATACTTTTCTTCTGCGTGGTAGAGCCTGACACTTTTTCAAGGTCTGCGAGATATACCCACCCTGTGTAATCGCCCGATAAGCCTATCAAGGCTTCTTTGCCGTCACGGGATATGTTGTAGACTTCAAAAATCTGCTCATAAACGTAGTCAAACGGTTTTGTGCCGTCAGAAAACGTTGCACCCTGCTTCATCTTCACCCTGTCGCCGATTTTGATTTCCGACTTGTCGGAGGAGGGTTTTTCATTGCCGAAACCCTTCTCGCCCGTCAGATACGGCAGAGGGTCTACATACTCACCGCAGACCTGCACGTCAAAGTGTAGGTGCGTTCCGTATGAGTACCCTGTGTTACCCTCGATGCCGAGCTTGTCACCTGCCTTGACTTTATCACCTATCCTAACGCAAATAGAGCCGTTTCTTAAGTGCAGATAACGGCTTATCGTGCCGTTCTCGTGCAGTATCTTGACATAGTTTCCTGCCGTGTAAGTCACGCTATCAAAGCCTTCAATGCCATTCTGCACATATACTACTTCGCCGTCTGCTACTGCTACTGCGTGGCACACGCCGCCAAGGTCATTCACGAAGTCCATTCCGTGATGTGACGGGTAATCGGGCTGGCGTGTGCCATAGTCAGCCGTGCAATACTCCGCGTTCGTTTCGAGAACGTGACGCTTAAAATTCATTCTGCCTGTCATTATTCTTTTCCTCCCTTGCTACCGCTTGAACTGTCTGCAAGTCCTTCGCCTATCACATAGGCAATCACTGCCGCGCCGCTCATAATGCATCCACTAACCGTGTTCGCTGTGTTTTCACTGCCACCGAAAGCGACTATAAGTCCAGTCACAAATCCTGCAATCGCAAGCCACAGCTTTCTGCTTGTAAGTTTTCTCTTCCAATCAATCTTCACGCTTTTTCACCTCACTTTCAAGCTCCGAAATCCTCTTATCCATACCCTTGATATGCTCTTCAACAACTGGTAATCGCTCGGCAAAATTGTTATGTCGGGCGACTTTTTCTTCCAATTGTTTTATCCTAAAATTTGTCAGTTTACCGCTGACAAGAACACCGCTTGCCGAACCTACAAGCGTTCCTATCAGCGAAATGCCCGCAACGATTATGTTACTTTCCATTCACGCTCTCTCCCTGCCCTGCCAGTAACGCAAGTGCTTCCTCGCTGTCATCGGGGATAACTCTTGCGTTTTCTGGTACGTCTTCTTCCGTACTTCCAAAAACAAAAGTTCCGTCTTCGTAGACTATCATTTATGCTCTCCCTTCATCAAGCGTTATTAGTATAGATAATCCTAAACGGCACTGTGTAGTCTTCAACGCCCGTAACCGACAAAATAATCTTGCCGTTTGTAATCGCCATTTTTGCTATCGTGCCGTTCGGATATTTCAGCAAATCACGCTCGGCAACGTTCGTGGTTGACGAAATTCGGAAAAACTTCTTATTCGTCAGCGGAGCGGATATGTTATCATAGTATGCTTCTATCCACGCATACTGATAACCCTCAAGATTGCTTGCTTCAAGCGTTTTCGGCGTTGCAACTGTTGCCGTTGCGTAAATCAGTCTGTCGGTTTCGCAAGCCCACGCTTTCCACGTTCCGTTTTCGCACCATCTGACATACGCTCGTTCTCTTTCCGCTGACACATATCTCTGCATCGTCCTGTAGGTACTTTCGTCTGTAAACAGGATGTTCGTTACTGTCAGTTCAAACGCTTCATTGACGGATACAGGGCGATGCGCAATTCCGCTTGCATTCGCAGACGCACAATAATATTTTTTGCTTTTGCCCTTATCAGCCGTTGTGTTTGCGGTCAGCGTGTTCAAATCCACCGTTTGCCCTGCAATATCGGTCGGGCTTGTAAAGCTGTCAATTTTGGTTTTGTCGGCGAAAGACAGCAATCCCGATTTTTCTGTGCTTGCTTCTCCGTATGTCACGGTATCAAATGTTGCAGATGTAGCAGGGCTTTCCGCTCCGCTAACGCTTGTCGTTATCGTATTTTGCACCGTCTGACTGTTTACGGCTTCGCCTGCTGTAGTCTCTGACTTTTTAACGGTTACATTTTCTGTTGTCAAGCATTTCGACAAGTCGCTTTCCGTAACATTAGTATACTTCAAATTGCTTAATTTGTCAATGCCGTTGGCAATTTTTAAGTGCGTGATTTCTCGGCTTTCGGGATTTTGCTCAAAAATCATAAAGCCTTTCGGGTAGACCGTGTTTGCTTCCAACTCCCACTCGGTTTTGGTTCGGCAATCAAAAATCACAGGGACATTAAGCACTTCAAGCGCATTGCTTGCTTCCGTGCTTGACTTGATACGCTGTAACTCACGGTAGTTTCTTCCCACACAGTAGTACTTGCTTGTTATCGTGCTGTACTTCCAACACGCAGGGGGCTGATAAGTGATATATAGCGTATCAACGTCACCTATGGTCGGCAAATCGGTAGGCTCGTCTGCTTCGCCTATTTTCATAACATCTTGCGTTATGTCGTACATCGTCAGTGATTCGCCCGAAAGCCGTACAGCGGCGTTATATTCCGCAATGGACGAAAAAGAAACTCCTGCGTTGTTTGCCCTCCAAAAACAATATTCATCTGGATTGTTCGAATTGTTGTTGTGGAAATTTATTCCATAGTATATTACTGCATAACCGTTAGGATAAGCGTTAGACGGAGGAATAATTTCCATCCACTTTAACGCTGGCGAAAAATTACCGTTCCTTGCTTTTACGCTCCATTCGACTTCTTTCACCGTCTCGCCATCTTTTGTCGTGTACTCAGATATTAGATCTATCCAATACACTGTGTATTCTGTATACTGGATAACTCGTGTTATTTCTAAATAAAAACTTAATTTTGTGAACGGGGTAGCATCATACGTTTGGACAGCGTAAATTCCGTTAACAACGTTAAAATTACCACATAGTGCGCCTATTCCAGTAGGGTCATACGTTGCCTTGTAACCTTGCACGATAATGTCAGGATTGCCGCCGTCTAAGCCATACGTTATTTTATCGCCCTTGCGATAGCCTATTGTATGATACTGGTATCCGAGGTACGAGCTTGTATTTTCGGAAATAACAACAGGATTTTTCAGCGTAGTGCTTGCCGAAGAATATCTTACGTTTCCTTTATGCTGTTCTTCCATCTCGGACGGGGCGAGGGAGTAAAGCGTTTCGGTAAAATACCCACCGCTAAAGTCGTACTTTATACCCATAACGCCAATCGTATATTTTTCACCGTCAAAATCGGTGTAAGACAACATATCCCCGATTTCGTAATATCCTTTGCCCTGCGTTTGCACCGTCATTCCCATAACTGACAGACCAGTTATAACACTGTTCAGCTTTTCAAGGCAACTCGCTTTTCCTTCAACCGTTTCAAGCGGAAAATACAATTCTACATATCCTACTTCATCGCCTGTTGTCTGACCGCCGTCATTAAGCACAGCTTTCTTGATAATGTATTTTTCATTGTTGACTTGACGGGAAAAAGCATCCTCATACGTTATACCCGTTTTGGTATCAGTGTACGGGACAAATTTTACCTTTTCATCTGCTCCAATGACAACATTACAGCCATTCACGCCTGCGATTATTCCGAGCATCTCACGAGCGGAAGCATACGCAGGGTCGCCATTGTCAAGATTGCCGAAAACAGGCTTCGCTTTCAGCTTTGCGTTACATTTCCAAGCAAACGTGTCAAAGGTCAAGCCGTTCTGAGAACAGATTTCTTCAACCACATCGGAAAATGTCGCAGGGTATGTCAACGCAGATTTATAATCCTTATCAAGCTGTAACATCTTGCCGTATGCCGTGTATGATACCGCATAATCAATACTGTCATAGCTGTACTCGTCAATATACCCTGTCGCAAGCGTGGCTTTTGCAGTAGATGTAAAAACTAACTCGACTTGCACTTTGTCGCCAGTCTTGATGTTCAAATTTGGCACGGTCGAGAAAGAGATTATCGGGCAGAAAGTCTGCCCGAGCTGAAATGAATTGCCCGAAGTCTGACCGTCAACGATTGACACCGAAATCAAGCTGTCGCTCGAAGTGTAAACCGCTTTCGTATCCGCAGGAAAAGATACATTGCCGTTATCGTCAACTGACTTCTTCCAAACGTGCAAGTTTATCATATAATTTCTTGTGTCGCCGCTTGCAGATGTTTTGTATGCTGTTGACAAATCACGCATTTACATCTCCTCCATTTCCAGTTCCACCGAGCCGTATATATATCCGTTTGCCCTGTCGTTATAGTACGGCAAAGGTGACGGCTCGTCAAACGCTTTGATGCGCATTGACTTTGTTACAAGTTCTGCACCGTAGTAAAACGTCACGTTCGCTTTTATGCTCTGATACGCCGAGCGTAGAACGCCCATTTCGCTCTCCGACAACATATTTACTTTAGCCGACACGCTCAGCTTCGTGCCGCCGATACGGTCGATAAGATATTTCCCCGACAGCGTAGTTTTAACACTTTCGCTTCTGCTTTCGCAAGTCACCTCAAGAGCGGAGCAGTTTGCAAACTCCGTGTTATTTATTTTCAAATAATATTTCATTTACTGCTCCTTTCCTTAGTACGCGGGTATCTGCCTGCCTGCAACACGGTTTGCTTTGCTATTGTCATATGCGGTCGCTCTTGCCAGCTCAACGCCGTTATTCATTTTCATCGATATATTTATCTGATTTGATGTCCCCTCAGCTGTTGCAGTCTTTATCTGCCCTGTTTCCTTTAACGTTTGATATGCTTCGTTTACATCATAAGTGACGATACCCTTTTCAACAGCTTCTTGCCATATTGCTTCGTTTATACCTTTATCACTCAGAGCCTTTGCAAAAGCGTCAGCCGCCGCCAAGCCCTGCCGCATATACTCGTTCGCGGTAATTCCTACTCCGCTTGTCTGCTGTTGTAAGCGTTCGTTTTCCTCAAGCTTTGCAAGTTCCATTTGGTGCATTGCGTTGTATAAGTCCTGTCCGAACTGATTAAAAAACGTCCTTGTATCGTCATACCACTGTGACAAACTTGTGCCAAACAAAGTGTCTATTGTGCCGAGAATACCACCGACAACATCACTTAAACCTTTTCCTGCACTTTCAAGACCTGTGCTAAAATCGCCGTTCAAGAATGATAAAATGCCCTTGATTATTTCAATTGCTCCGCCTACAGCACCCCCGAAAGCCGTGCTGAATGTATTTGATACGCCTTCATCAAGTCCAAATAAGCCCTGTAAAACACCGTCAATTATCTTTTGACAAATTTCGGGTAACTTCTCAAGGATTTTTGGCACGGCTTTTATGATACCGTCTAACAACGCAAGTGCTATTTGTATACCGCCTTCTATAAACTCATCAAGATGTTCCGTTAAAACATCAATTATGCGCAGAATGGCGTTTATAATCGTGGGTATCAAGTCTTTAATTTTCGGTATGCACTCGATTATGCCGTTGATTATCGTGTCAAGGATTTTGATACCAGTATCTAACAACGTTTCTGCGTTATCAAGCAAAGCGTCAACAAGTCCCTTTACAATATCAACCGCCGCATTCGCAAGGTCGGGGAGTATATCGTTGACAATTCCAGGCAGTTCTTTTGCTATTTCGGGAACAATTTCTTTTATTAACTTTGCTACACCTTTAAGGATTTTCTTTAATCTCGGCATTATGTTTTTGCCGACCGTTGCAACGCTGTCAACAAAGTTATCAACAAGCTTTCCGAAGTCCTGCTTATCATCTGCTATGCCTACAAGCAAGTTTTCCCACGCTGACTTCATACTGCTTATCGAGCCTTGTATTGTCGTTGACGCTTCTTTCGATGTCGTACCCATAATATCGAGGTTCGCCTGCACAACGTGAATTGCGTTTACAATGTTTGCAAACGACATATCAGTTTCGTCAACCGTTACGCCAAGCTCCTTCTGCACATCGGTCATTTTTGATGCGTCAGCGATTAATCGAGCCATTTCCTCTTTAGTACCGCCGTAGCCGAGCTTTAAGTTATCAAGCATAGTGTAGTTCTGCTTTGCAAAGCCCTGATATGCGTTCTGAATCATTTCTATTGATGTACCCATTTTGTTGGCATTATCCGACATATCAGTTATCGCAGTATTTGCATATTCAGCGGCTTTTTTTGTATCGCCGCCAAGAGATTGTATCAGCGATGCAGAGAAACTTGTTACAGTTTCCATATATTCGTTTGCTGACAAGCCTGCTGTTTTATACGCATTTGCGGCGTAATTTTTTACTGTATCGGCAGACGTTTTAAAAAGCGTTTCTACACCGCCTGTCAACTGCTCAAAATCGGCATATGCGTCAAGGGATTTCTTTGCAAGCACACCTATAGCCGTAGCCGCCGCCGTAACAGCTGCCGCACCAACTTTAGCCGCCGCCGCAAGACCTTTTTTCAGCGATGAGGAGATTTTGCCTACTTTATCGCTTGCTTGGTCGTCAACTCCTATTTTGACGAACATTTCAAATAAATTTATTTTAATCACCTCCGAGGGCGTTCAGCTTTTCCTTTATTCCATTTATGACTTCTTCGCTTGTGCGTGTTTCTTCCTTCGGGGGATTGACTACATCGTGATATTTCGTTGTCATATACGCGCCGCCGTATCTTTTCGCAACGATTTCATTCAGATTAAACGCACACATAGCCATATAATTGCAAAAGGCTGACTGCTCGTTCTGCCGCTGTATTATCATCGGCATTGCGGCAATCAGCCCCCTTACGCTCATTTTTCTCGGCATATCGAGCAGAGCCGAAGTTACTCTGTTTCCTGCGATACGCACGACTTGAAAAAACTTATCAGCTCTTCATCTTTGACAAGTTCCTTTATCTGCGACATTGTTTTTATGATGTTCTGCTTTGCCACATTTTCGGGCGTGTTGCCATTCACAGCGGCAAGGATGCCGAAAATGTCAGCTTTATGCTTCTTCAGCACGATAGGAGCAATTTTTGACATCTTTTCAGCGGCAATTGCTACCGTTTCAAATGTAGTTTCGTGACCTGTCAGCTGTAACCGCTTTTTCAGTTCGTTCATTAACTCCTCATCGGTCGTAATGTTCACAAGATAAATGCTTATCTCGCAAAGAACGTCTGCCGCCCTGTCTGTCGTTAAGTCTGATAATTTCATCTGCTGTTCCTCCTGTTTTGCTTTTAAACTGTACCGCTGTCAGTGCCGCTGTCAGCCTGTGTTGCTTCTGCTGTGCCGCTTGTCGAGTAAAAGACCATAGGCATATCGGTCTGCGCTTCAATTGACACATGACCTGTCAGTGTGACAGAAATATGACCCTTGCCACTTTTGGTTGTCTGTAACGAAAAACCGCCTGTCGAGAGGGCATTTTTAAGCTGTATAGCGACCATACCGCCGTCAGCTTTGTCGCCTACCCACCAAATGTCCGAGAAGTCAGACTGCTTTAAATCTCTTCTCGGCGTGACCTTTGTCGTGTCCTGCGTGTCAATATCCGCACTGCCAAGCGCCATTTTAATAGCCGCTGTACTCATTCCCAGTGATGTAAAAGCAAGCGTGCAATCCCAACCGTCAAGGTGTTTAAGTTCCTTCATATTGTTTGGGCAGTTGTCAACGTCCTCGCCTAAATCGCTATATGTCGGCGTACAAGTTGCGTTTATGCCGCCTGTCGTAGCGCAGATAATATCGCTATCCTGCGGAGCGGCGGCTGTTGCAGGTACAAAGTTTTTTAAAAGCACACCTGCATCAAGCTGTAAATCGTCAAACGTATCTTTCGGTATAACCGTAAATTTACCCATTGTTTACCTTATCCTTTCGTCAGTTTAACGTGAGGTAATCTGCACTCACGTTTATAATCTTTCTTTTTATTAACTCATCGTCTGCGTCCCCTGTTGAATTTGCAAACGGCTGTCCTCTTTTAATCCATATTTTACCGCCGTCACAGTCTATCAGCTGACCGCCTAAACCTATCGCCGCTGAGATTTCCTCGCACTTTGCATTTACCGCTTTCCAACTCGTTGAACGATACCAAAGCGAAAAGGTCATTGCGGTTGAATAATTGCCGAAGCTGTCTGTTGTGACATTATAAGTAATATACGGAAATTCTGCGTCATCGGGGACGGAATTTTCTTCGTAAGCCGTCAGCCCGAACGAGCTATAAAAGCTATGCAGTGCCGCCGCTTTTGTCATTTCCTAACCCCCGTTCTCTACTACAAACTACAAAAACTACATTGTTTTCTATAAATATAAAATTTACTTTTATAAAAAATCTCCTATTTTATATAAATATAAAAAATTTTGTAGAGTTTGTAGTTTAACTACCCTTAAAGCCAGTCGTAGAGCCACTTTAGCACCTCTACAAAGTCTACTACATTCCCCTCTACAATGCCCGAAAAGTGCCTACTTTGTAGTCGGCACAAACTCCTCGGCGGTGAACTGGGCGATTTGGAATGTAGCCCTTGCGGGCGTTTTGCTGTCGTCACCGTCAGACGTAGCACGGAAAATCTTGCCGTCCGACAAGCGTTTGAAAACATCGTGGTACTCAATCGCCACCGAAATAGGAACAGAAACCGTGTAAAGACTTGTAACCCCTGCCTTTTCGGCGGTACGGGCTTCCATCGAGTTGTCAAAAACAATCGCCGCTTTGAAAGAAGCCCCTTCTGTCCATTCTACCACGAAACCGCCTTCACCGTCCGAAACCTTGCTTTTGTTCAAAAACACGCAGTCGGTCATTGCTTCGCTTAGTAAACTCATATTTTCCTCCAAACTTTCAACTGGCTGTTGAAAACTTCTTGCCACATCAGCGGAACGTTTTTATCGTTTACCGCTTTCGTGTAGCTATAACCGCCGAAACTCTCCGATGTGTACGGAGAAATTTCTTTTTCGTTTTTGGCGATGTACTCTTCAATCTTCCCCGATAGGTCAATAAACGCAGGAGGAACACGCATTGCCCATATCTGCCCTGTAAACGTTTCAGCCGTCAGTTTTGCGACTTCTTCGGGAACGTTTTTATAAACCCCGTCATTGAAGTGACTTCCCATAATGCGGAAATACTGCCCGCTCAGTACAAAATCAAACGGCGTGATACCGCCGTCTGAAATTGTAAAGTCACCGCTGTGCTTGTCGCTGTCGGTTGTGAACCAGTTGCGACACTCTCTACATAATTCCGTCAGCATATCACGCCGTCCTTTCATCGTTTACGCAAGTGCAACAATCATGTTGTCGTCAAGGTCTTTGATACCGTAAAGAATATCAAATGAAATTGTATCCTTTTTATGCTCCATGTCGTAGCCGTAAACAACTCTTACTGCAAGACCGTCTGCGGAAGCAATTGCCGCATTAGCTGCACCCATAGGCAGTTCGAGGTTTCTTGTAACGAGTGCAAGACCGTTTCTATGGAACGCTACCGAATGAGGCTTCTTTACGAGTGTTGCCACTGCTTCGGTCAGTGTTGCGTGTACAGGCTGGTCGATAGCAACGCTTGCTACCTCACCGCTTGCCGCTGTTGCATCAGCTTCAAAGTGATAGATATATCCGTCAACGATAAAGGCATCACCCTTCTTAATCGTGCCTGTTGCCGCTGTAACGCCTGTCAGCTTAACAGTTGTTGCGCCTGCTGTTGCAGATACCTTGTAGCCTGTCGCTGTGCCTGCTGTTTCAGCGTAAGTATCAGGTGCGTTCTGGTCCATATATGTGTCAAGTGTGTAAACACGTCCAAGCAGAGCGTCACGAAGCGTCTGATTGTCGCCGGCATAGCTTACCTTTGAGAGATTATCGGTCAGAGCGTATGCGTACTTATGTGTAGGGTGCAGGACGAGCCTTCTGTTCTGTACGGGTACTTTTGCAAGGTCAAGCGTCTTTGCAATATCCGCAATATCCTTAAGGTTTGTGGGATTTGCGGTTGCGGAAATAGTCTTACCTGCCTTGCTTGCCGCTACTGCGAGGAGGTCTGCGTCAACGGCTTCTGCGTGAGCCTGCATTGCGGGAGCGATTACCTGCTCGGAAAAGTCCTTTATATCAAGTGTCATTTCCTTGCTCGTAACATCAACCGTAATGTCACGGTATCTGTCAAGCTTTACAGTTGTCGAGCCTTCTGTTATATCCTGTGTCGAGGTCGTGCCTGTGAAGTTTTTTGAAATAAATTTTGCAGGCTTACGAATTGTGATGGTATCGCCGACCTTCACAAACTCGTTTGAGTAGTCTCTGTGAACAAGGTCAGCCATTACGAGATTAGCCTGTAACACCATCAGTGCTTCGTTCGCAATTACCTGAGGGGTTAAAATTGTGTTTGCCATAATTTTCAGTTTTCCTTTCGTCAATTATTCTTTCGCCATTCTTTGTACTCGGCGAAAGTCATTTTATTCGGGTCGCTTTCTCCGTTTTTCGAGGGGGGGGTAGGAACGTTCGCTCCCTTTGTACCCTCGGCGGTGATAAAGTCCGCCCATTCTGTTTTTATGCTTTCCGTCAGCTTATCATTGTCCTTGATTTTGCCGTTTTCGTCCAGTTCCACGCTGTCAACGTCTGAAACCTTTAACACGCTGTCGATACGCTTTTCGGAAACTCCTGCCGCCTTTAACATATCACGGTAAGCCGCTTCTTTTGCGGTGTGCTTCTCCTTGTTTTCAACGTCCGACTTGTAGTTTTCAAATTCCTCTTTGACAGCTTCATACTTGACTTTGTAACTGTCCTTGCCTGCGTCTTCAAGGCTCTTTTTCGCTTCGTCAAGTTCTTTCTGCACTTCTGACAGCTTATCTGCGTCAGCCTTTAAGGTATCACGCTGTTCCTTTAACGTGTCAACGGTTTCGGCGTGTGCTTCGATAATCTGTTCTATTTTTTCCTCTTCAATGCCCATTGCCTTCAGCATTCTTCTTGAAAGTGCCATACTTATACATTCTCCTTTTCTTCGGTGGCTTTTCGTTGCCATTTGATGTATTTTTTTCACAAAAGATAAAAAGATCCGCAGGAGTTATTTCCTACGGCTCAATGGCTCATCTTTTGCTTTTCAATTTTGGTATCGGGATTTCAAACTCCCGTTTGCAAGACTTACACCACACATATAACTTACCGTCACGCCATTTCGCAACGAGTTTTCCACAGTTACATTTTATCGGTATTTCTTGCATATCTTACCTCGATTCTCATTATATACAATTTTTTCTTTTTTGTCAAGCGTTTTCCATGCTTTCTTTTATCAGCTTTTCGTACTCTTCTTGATGTCCGGAAGCCGCTTTCAACAGAAAATGCACTGCTCCTTTTTTACGATGCGTTCCTTCTTCAATGCCGATAGCATACTTTACGTTCGTACCTACTGCAACGTATGGCTTATCTTCCTCGGGTGCATTGCCCGAATAAGAGCCGCCTTTATAGCCTGGCTTATCAGCTTTGTAACTGCTTATGGCGGCAGACTTGCCCCCGATAGCGTAAGTTATGCTGTTTCGCAGTCTGCCTGTCAGCACATAGTCAAGCTTGCTTTCGTCAACACTGTATACTTGGTCGGTAAGCGTGTCTTTTGCATATGCTTCTGCGGTCATTCCGCAAGCCTTTAAGCCACGTTCAAAAGCCTTTTCCATACGGTCAAGCACTTCGTCCGTGTTATCTTTACTTGTTACTTTAACACCCATAGCTTAACTTTCACCTTGCTTTCATCAATCGACTTTGCGAAACCCTTTGACTACCGCCGCAACGGAGCAACGGCAATTGTACAAATTCCAACCGCTCGCTCCCATACTGCTGTCGCCTGGAAACATCAGCTTTTCACCGCCTACGATAAACGGCTGACTTTGCGGAATGGATTTTGACTTTGAATAATCATTTCCTGCGGCGGCGTGTGCTTCTCTCGTCCTCTCGCCGTGGACGCAAAGCCAATACTTTTCAAGGATAATGCCGTCTTCTTCAGCTTGATAAAATCCGTCTTGCCTTCCTTTGTTTTCGGCAGAAGTAACCATTGTCCGAGCGTTTCTGACAGCAGAGTTCTCATTCATACCGATTACGTTTGACAGCCTGCTCGCTATTGCTTGCATATCTTCGCCTTGCAAAATCCCTTGTAGCACTTCACTTTTCATCTGCCGCACATTCCACGCAATGTCTTTCACGGGGTCAATTTCTTTATACGGCAAAAGACTTGTATCCGACATTGCAAGTTCACGAACGGTATTTTCGTCAACGATATGGTAAGAATATCCAGTAATTGCGCTTTCGCATAATTCTCCGACCGCATTAAAATTTGTCACATACGTTTCGGGAAGTCTGCCGTTCAAGTACGATACCGCAGTTTCGTTGACGTGGAGCAGATTTTCAGCCGTTTGTTTTACCGTGTCGCTAAACCATTTATTTTGCACAGTTTCTTTTTTCTTTTCTCTCGCAAGTGCAATTCCCGCTTTTTTTGTCAGCGTTTTATCTCCGCTCTTTTTTGCTTTTTCGTAGTCCTCTTGCAGTTTGTCAATTTCCTTGCGTTCCTGTTCAAAAAACTTTTGCCACGACTTATAAATTTCACGCACCGACCGCAGATAAATTGACCTAACGTATTTTTCCATTGCGTCAAGGGCTTTATCCGTTGCGGCGTGTGCGGTTGCCAGAGCGTCCATTATTCAGCCCCCTGTTCGTCAGCTCCTCCGCTGTTTCCCTCGTTCGCTGTCTGCTGTGCGAGCATATCAGCATATCGGGCTGTGTTTTCGTCCTGCTTTTTGCGGATAATTTCTTCCGCTTTATCACCCATACCGAGTATTTGGCAAATTTGCTCTGTTACTGTATCAGCGTCAAGGTACTCTGCCGCAGATAATATCGTCTGTACTTCTTCCGATTGGTTAATAGTTTTTGACCGTCTGAACGATACAGTATCGTCAATTCCGATTAAAGTAAACAGCTTGCGGATGAACGTGTCAATGCAATACTCGTACATATCGCATTTGCTGTCTAATGGCTGATACGCCGCACGGATTTCTGTTGCGGTCTTGTTTCCTGCGGAAATATCTGCAATGTTTAAGCACATAAAATCTTCGTACAATCTGCTTTTTATCGCACTTATCGCCGTTTCGCTTGCTTGATACGGAACGTCAATTGTGTTTGCCTGTACATTTGCACCACTTACGTTATCCCCGTCAACGTGGGCAACGTGCATTGTTTTCAACCGCTCGATAAATTTCGCATCGTCAACATCGTCCATACCGCCGCAATTCGAAATGACCCAGTAAATAAAATTTGCTTCGTCAAGGTTGTTTACAAGGTTACTATTCAGCAGGTCAAATGCGTCAAGCGTACCTTTCCTGCCTACAAGCTCCGACTGCTTTTTATCGTTTGCCCACAGCGGAATTATCGGAAAGTCGGGATAATTCTCACCGTCATAAATGACCTCACCGTCAACCGCAGAAGTCCTTGTTTTCAGCTTGTACGGTCGCTTTTCGTGAAGCGTTTCAACCTTGCTGTTCTTTCTGCGGATATAGTCGGTATAACCGTCTTCCTCGTACAGTGTTGCTCTTAGCGGCTTATCGCCGTCTATCTGCCAAAAGCGCACTCCTGCTCTTAATGCTCCGTTTTCTTCATCATACAACGGCACAAATTCGGTTAAATCGAACGCTTCGATATGGTCTAAATTCCATAGCCCGAAAGATACACCGCTTACAAGTGCGTATTTGCCTAACTCCTGCAACGTTTCGTCAAAATTCTTGCCAAGTTTCTCTTTTGTGCTGTCGTTGCCAAAAACCGCACCGTTGCCGAGCAGATACTGATTTTCCTGCGTTACGGCGAAGTTAAAGAAATTGCTTGCTATCTTGTGATTTGCTGTCCACTCGTCATTGTGAGCGATGCCCTGCAAATCATAGATAATCTTTTCGTACTTCATAATCGTAGGGTTCAAGCCTTTGTAATAGCCGTGTGCGTCTACAGCCGTAACAAACGCACTTGAGCATTTATGCTCGTATATTGCGTCAATTATAAACGTTTTACGGCTTTCCTCATTTTCGCCGAGGGCAAGTAAATCTTGATATGTTTTCATAAATCACCTCAAAATTGATTGATACGTTGATACCGTATCTTTCTTGTTCCATAGCCTTCTTATCTGACTTGCGACACTATCGGGTGCATCATCGTGTTCCGCATTTTCGTTATAGTCGCAAATCTGATTGATAAACTCTTTGTCCGTTCCTGCAACAAAAATCACGTTGTTCCACTCTGCTTTCAGATAGGACGTGATTTTCAGAAATTTATTCATATTTTCGTGATAAAGGACGGCTCTTTCGCCACGCCTGCGGAGTTCTTTTGCCAAATATCCTTTGTCGCCGTTGTCTTCGCAAAAAATCTTGCCTGCGTTGAAAGCCTGTCGGAGCGACTGTATTTCATCAAGGCAATCATCAATGTGTTTTCGCCACATCTTGCCTAAAACGTAATACTTGCCGTCTTTCTTTCGGACGATAGAAAACGCAGTGTAATCTTCACCGCCGTAAGCGGCATCAATATGTCCTTCGCCCTGTTCAACGTTGCAAGGCTCGGCGTTTATCTGAGGGCTTGTAAAAATAACGTCCTCAGCGGCGATATGCCGTAACTCATAGTTTGCGGCGAAAAGGGAAGCTGTCATTGACTGCTTTTTTTCTTCTATTTGCTCGGCGGAGAGAAGCCCTGTCGAATAGCAGTCATAAACTTCGGGTGTCGGCATAATCGTAAAGCAATCGTCTGCGTGCCACGGCGTACCTGTGTTAAATATCCTGCCGCCCCTGTTTTTGATGTTCTGCAACTCTTGATAAATCAGCTTAGTTCTGTCACGCTCGGCTTTTGATACTCGGTCTTGTACGTTGACAATATCGTCCGTGAAAATAAAATCGAAATGCTTACCAGTTATCGAGCCGCCGCAACCAGTGCCTACAAGCTGTGACGTACCTTTAGCGTCAACGCTTAAATTTGTTGAAACTTCTGTCGCCGTTGCAACCGTCAATTTCAGATTAACCCCGTATATCGACTGGACAAAATATATCGTATGTTCGTCCTGCAATATCTTCTGCACTTGCTTGACGATTTCCTTTATATCTGCGTCCGTTTTTCTCATAAACATTGTTCTGCGTGTCGGGAGCAAGATAATGATTATTGCAAGGGCGATGGAAGCACAAGTCGTTTTGTACGAATTACGGTGAGCTTGCAGTGTCTTGTCGCCGTCACCTCTTATCATCTCGATTATCCATTTGTTGTGCAAATCGGTCAATTTGTCGAAACCTATCATTGCACCGAATTTCGCAGGCTGTTCAAGCAGAAATTTAACCGCTTGTTCTCTTGTCATAAGCTTCCTCAATCCTCTTTTTTGCGGTGCTGAAATATCCCTCATCAAGCTCAATGCCTATAAAGCGGCGGTTAGTATTCACGCAAGCAACGCCGGTGCTTCCGCTACCCATTGTGAAATCAAGCACGGTGTCGCCTTCGTTGGAATATGTCTGTATCAAATCTTCCAAAAGTGCAACAGGTTTCTGTGTCGGGTGAAATCCGTCGTTGTCTTTTGCATATTCAAGCACATTTGATTTTGATTTGCCGCCTTGCCAAAGATTAAAAACAGATTGATTTTTGTTTTTATAATTTTCGTTTATTTCACGCAAGACATCAAACGAGAGAAAGCCGTCCATTTCATCAATTCCAAAAACAGAAACAATTTCTTTGTAAGTCTGCTCGGTGCATAACTCAAATTGACTTGACCCAATTCGTGTTGCGTGGTCTGCTTTTCCACCTATCGCGTTTTTTACTACTTTTTTGCCCTCAGTCACATAAAAGCAATGTTCGGCTTTTCTGTGTCCTAACCTTGCATTTATTTCCCTGCAAGATTTAGCACCGATAAAATTCAAAACTTTCTTGAAATATTCACGCAACGGATTTTCTCCGCAATAATCGTATCCAAGTTTTGAAAAAATGCAAATATCTTCAAATTTATTTACCATAGCCTTGTTACACATAAACATATTTCCAAAGCTATCTTTTAACCAAATTGCCCTATAAGACAACGGAATAGAGGCAATGGATGATGCAATAAGCTTCGATGTAAAAGGCTCTTGACCAAAAATAATCGCTTTCCCTTTTTGCCTTAAAACTCGGCTAATTTCGGCAAACATTTTGTCAATAGGAATTACATCGTCCCATTCGAAATCTTTATATCCTATTTCTTTTGCCGCTTCACTTTTTCCAAAATTCTTCATCGTTCCATATGGCGGGTCAGTCAGCACTAAATCCACCGAACCATCAGGAATGTCTTTCATCAATTCAAGGCAATCACCGTGCCATAATTCAATCGGTTTCATCTTTTACCATTTTCTCCACTTCGTCAATGATAGTCTTTTCGACATCTGCAACCATAACCTTATCAACTGGCTTTTCTCCTGCTGTGTCACGCAGGACTTCAAAAGCCTTGACATCGCCGTTCATAGCTTTTTTCATCAGCATAGCGGCAAGCATTTCACTGCCGAGTTTCTTCCCCTGTTTCGTGTCATATTCCATTTGCAAAAGTTCGGAAAGGCATTCACGAAGGAGCTTGCGCTCCCTCATCTTTTTATGTGAGTTTCTTCCACCTTTCGCCATTTCTTCCTTTGACAGCTTGTATGCTCCCGGCTTTAAATTCTGTGCGTTTGGCATTGTTTAATCTCCTTTCTGCAAAGCTTTTTCTTTTAGCTTTTTCTGAGTGCGTTTAATAAATTTTTCCATATCCCTTTTTAGATACGGGCTTTTCGTTTTTCTGATGATTTCCTTTGCTTCGTCAATCGTCATTATAATGCTTCCTCCTAAAATAAAAAGCGGCAGGCTATAAGCCCACCGCTATAAAACAATTTACTGGACATTGTGTTCGTCCGCAAGGACTTCGTTTCCGTAAAGTCTAACGGTCGGAGCGGCAAGTCTTAAATCGTGTTTGATATAAAATGATTTTTTGTTTTCTCTTAAAAGCTTTACTGTTTTCTCAAGAAAATCAGTCCAGTTTATAGCTTTGTCAAGACCTTTGTAATTGTTAAGCTTTCCGACTTTATAAACATCTACAAAATCAAGGCTCTGTTCCATAAGATGTAAACTCTGTTCGGGAACGATAACAGGCTCAAAACTTACAAATGTCCTAATTCCGTTATCGTGTAAAATCTTAAGCGTTTCAAATCTTTCTGACGGAAGAACCGCACCACTTTCCCACTTGAGGGAATCAGCGTCATTGTCAAACGTAAGTGTTGCGCCTATCTGAATATGCTCGCCGAAACGTTTAAAAAGGTCAAGGTCTTTAAGACAACGCTTTCCACCTTTTGTAAGGATTGCAACAGGCATTTTAGCTTCGAGAAGCATTTCAAGAACAGAACGTGTAAGTGCATTATCGTCTGTTGTTTCGCAATAAGCATCTCCGATAAACGAAAGAAGCACCTGCTCTCTTTTGCATTTTTTGAGTTCTTTCGGAAGTGTTTCAAGAACCTTTGTTCTCGGGCTTGGGTTTCCAAAATAACAACTGTTTCCGTTCCTTCTTGCCATCGCATTTGCGTAACAATACTCGCATTTGTGACTACAACCTAAATAAACGTTGAGTGCGAGAGGGCTGTACTCTCTAGCTTTTCCTGCGGGTTCATAAATCATCGACATAACTTTTTTCTCCTTTAATCAATGTGATTTTCGTAGCTTTTTGCTACATTATTATTATATCACAATTTAACACAAAAGTCAACAATTTTAAGCTAAAAAACGAAAAATCCATAAGTTTTTTCAAAACTGGTATCAGAGCGATATTCTGTTACTTTTCTCACGCCGTACTCATAAAGCAAACCATAAAACAGGTCGTGACCTCTTTTGTTAAAAAGCGAGGGGCATTTCGGATACATCTCGGTAAGCCCGAACGATTTCACTAAGCCTTTCGGGAGCGCTGACATCGCCATTCATTGCTTTTTTCATCAACAATCCGCAGAGCCTTTACTTGTTCGTCCGTCAGCTCATCAACGCAAACGCAGGGAACGGTTTCAATCTTCAGCTTTTTAGCCGCTTCATATCTGCAATGTCCGATAACAATGTTGTTGTCCTTATCAACGACTATTGGCTGAACAAAGCCATACTGCTTGATACTCTCTGCAACGTTTGCAATCTGCGCCTTGTCGTGCTTCTTCGTGTTTTTTGCGTAAGGCTTTAGCTCCTTTACGCTTATTTCAGTGATTTTCAACGTTTCCTCCTATTCGACACTCGCTTCTTGTCTTTTTTCATACTTCCATTATACCTTTTTGCCTTGAAAATGTCAAGATTTACAGCTCGACATCTTCAAGGCTGACGTTCAAAATGCTATCGGCTTTAACCGAATGCAAAACCGCCGTATGCTTTGCCTTGCCGAGCTTGTCAAACCGTATCGCATAGCTTATCGGGCGGTATTTAATCCCATCATACGTTACAAGTTCATCTCCGCTTATAGCGTTTTTCTGACATATCAGCAAAAATTCTTTACGTTCCATTGTTTCAGCTCCTTTCTCTACAAACTACAATGTAGATTTTGCGTTGTAGTGCTTGTTTTTGGCTTTGTTATGCGGTTTTTCAGAAAACCTCTACAAACTCTACAAAGTTTGCATAAAATATAAAAATACATTTTTATTTTTTTATCCCTATTTTATATAAATACTCAATTTATTGTAGAGTTTGTAGTTTAACTAAGGGAAAACGGCTTTGTAGTGCGGTTTTACGACCTCTACAAAGTCCTCTACAAAGTCCACTACAAAGTAGATTTTCGGGGTACTTTGTAGTGATTTTTGCCGTTAAAGGTCTATATCGTCAAAGCTGTCTATGTCCGCACAGCCTTCTTTTCGCCACCATCGCTGCGAGCCGAAGCCTGCGAAAGTTTTCGGATATGGCTGTTTCTTCCAGTTTTCAAGGTTTTGCATTATCAAGCCGATTTCCTGACTGTCTTTTTTAGTCGGTTTGGAAAATTCGCCCATATTCAAGGCGTGTTGCCATATCTGCAAAACGCATACTTCTGACTTGCCGTTTAAGTACTCGGTAATCATACCGATACGGTAATCATCTTCAACGGCGTTTGCCTGCTCCTTGCGGATAACATCAATCAGCTTGCGGTCGGCATACGGCAGGAGCTTGTTTTCTTTGAACAAGTGCAATGCTTCAGCCCAGCACTGCTTTATGTCAGCTTTGATTTCTTCTTCGTGCTCGAACAACTCATAGCCCGACTGGTGAACGACAACGGGGTAAAATCTGCGGTTCCCTGTCTTATCGGTGAGAAACTGCGCCTTGTTTGTCGTTCCGATGAAGATACACTGCCGAGGGTGTTCTGTCACACGCTTGTCAAATGGCTTGCGATACTTATCGTTAATGCGTGTCAGATACGCTTTAACGGCTTCCTGCTGCTGTGCTTTTACCATAGCTAACATTTCGCCTACCTCGCAAATCCACGCACCCTCAAGGGCTTCTATGCCACGCTGACCGTCAAACTCGGAAACCTCAGTAAAATACTTATCATCTAAAGCTAACCACCTTATCAGCGTTGACTTGCCTTCTCCTTGCCTTGTGCCAATAAAAACCGCCATATCGTCAAATTTACAGCCTGGATTATATAGTCTATGAATGCCGCCTGAAAAGATTAAGCGTGATACTTCCCGTGTATACTCGTTATCATCGCATTTCGTCCACTTCGTGAGGAATGTGTTTATCCTGCTTACACCGTCCCACTCGAAATGGTCAATCAACTGCCTTATCGGGTGATATTGCCGACCTTTAAGGACTATCCTCAACGCATCATCGCTTTTCTGCGCCGAATGGAATTTATACTTCTTTTCTATGTACCGCCTTAATTCGGCATCGTCCGCATCTGTCCACCGCTCTGCTTTGCCGTCAATTATTTTTTCAGAGCTTTCGGTCAACAGATTAAACCGCAGATTATCAAACTTGCTGTCGTTTTCGATTACCTGCACAAAATTGTCAATCGTTGCTAGCGGTTTTCCGTCACTCGCAAAATCCAAAATCATACCGCCGTTTTGCTTTGCATTTATCCGCTGGTACTCGTTAGCCAACTTCTGTTGCGCCTTCTGGAACGCTTTTATCGTTGCCGCAAATTCTTTGTATACTCCAAGCATTCTTGCCTTTATACTCATCACGGAAACAAGCCTTGCCTGTTCTTCGGGCGGATTTTCCTCATCGAACACGTCAAGAAGCAACTCTGTGTCAAATAGCTGCTCGGGAGCGGTGATTGCCTGTATGCGGTTATCGTCCATCATTTTTATTTTTCCTCGTTTCTGCTATGTCAAGCCTATACTCAGCATAGCCGATTTTCTGCAATGCTTCTACAAACAACGGATGCAATGGCTCATCTGGCGTTTTTGGTTTATGTTCACGAAGATGTCTGTCAAGTCTGCTCCACTCGTGCAAGGCATCCCAAAATTCGTTGTCAATGCGTTCTGTTTCAGCTTTTTCTGCAAGAGCTATTGCCTTGCGTTCTTTTGCTTTTTTGTCAAGCCTGTATTTATCACGCAATGACATTTTTTCTCCACACGGTAAGCCAAGCCCGAAATCAAGGTTAATCTTTACGCAAGCTTCGGCGAAAGATAAGCCAAACAATTTGCGAACAAGGTTTATCACATCTCCGTGTTCTCCGCAAACCCAACAATGATATATTTTGTCAGTAAAACTGAAATTGTTGTCTTTGCCGTTATGCAACGGACAAGGTATGCGTTTTTTGCTGTTCGGATTTGCCGAAAAACCATACATAAAAAGCACATCGCCGATTTTTACTCGTGCTTTGATTTCTTCTGCTATGTACTCATAAATCACACCGCATTCCTCCTTTTTCGGTGCAAAAAAACCGCCTGCTGTCGTGGTGGGACAGTAAGCGGCTTTTCGGGCGTTATTAAGTTGTCGCCGTTATCAAGCCACCACTCTTAACAACGCCGTGAAACAAATAAGAAAGGAGTAAAAAATATGAAACCCATTGCATTACTCGTTATACTTTAATTATAGCGCATTTAATCCCATTTGTCAAGCATTTTTCTTACTGCTTCTTTAGCTCTTTTTTGATTTTTTATGCTTATCTGATAATGCCGCTCACAGACTTTGTAACCGTCCTTTGCAGGTTCACCGCATTTCGTGCATAAATGATTTTTCAGCCGTTCCTCCCGAATTGCCGCATTTTGGGCTTCCATTTCTGCGTGAACCAGCTCCGCTATGCGTTTTCTTTTCGTATAGCAGTCGATACACTCTCTCCTGCCATCAAGGACTTTTCTTTTTCCGCAATACCAACAAAAACCGTTTTCAAGCTGTTTTCTCCTTTTTTCAGTGTTTCGCTGATATACTTTCTGCCGTTGCTCGTCCGTCATAGGCTTTTTGCGCTTCTGCCGAGCGTTATAAGCGACTTCCCAACAATGATAGCACATTTTCCCGTTTTCCATTTTTTCGGGATTTCCGCAAACGTTGCACCAACCATGTCGCTCGTAATATTCTTTGCGTTCTTTGTATTGTTGGCTTCGCTTTTCGGAGCAAGCCTTGCAGTATGTTAGCGGCAGATTATCGTTTTCCTTTCCGCAGTAACCGCATAAACCTTTTGCAACACGGTCTTTAAATACCGTTCCCATATCAGACTTTACCCTTCTTTGTTAATCGCCGATGCGTTTCCCGAGAATACTCTCGTAACGAAACCCTTATTCTTCTATCTTCACGCTCAGCTTCTCGGCTGTTGCTTTCCTCGATGTACTCTTTACAAGTGCTGTGACAGCCGATATGCCGCTTTTCACAATATCTGCATACGCTCATTTTCGCAACACTCCCATTCCGCACGAATAGCTGTCGTCTGTGACTTCCGCCTTGCGTATGCAATGCTGTGTTTTTTCACTATGATACTTGCAGTGCTTGCACTTCACTTCGTTATCAAGCTCGAACCCATCGCTAAAGGTCTGCTTTGCCTGCTGTTCTTTTTCAAGCTCGATAAGGAACATAAGATTACAAGCGCAGTGCCATAAATGCGGCATACCGCTTTCGGCATCGTTGCTTTCGCCCTTACGATATGCTTCAAAATGCCGCATAGCCGCCGCTACATATCTCGGCTTCTCAACTTTTCTCCACGACTGCTCATCGGTATACTTTTTAATGCCGTATGTTCTTATCTTGCCTATCGCTTCGATAAGGCTCGGCTCGACAAGGTCAAGTCTTACCTTTTCGCCGTCAAATTTATTTTCATCACCAATCGCCATTTTTCAAAATCTCCTTTGCTTCTCGGTATAGTATCTCCGCTATCAATTTTGGTGTTGTGCGGTCTTTGCAAAACACGATATGAGCGTTGTATCTTGCCGACCACGCCGTTAAACTCGATATGAGGGCTTTCGGCTTCATCATCGAATTATACCGCCCTGCATACGCATTTTCCCAGCTGTCGTTTTCTATCAGCAGATAGCACTTCAAACCGCTTTCTTTTATCCGCTCAAATTCTCGGATAAACCGTCCTCGGTTTGTGCCAAAGTTACCGCAGATTTCAGATAAATTCATTTTCCTTTCGATAACACAAGGCACACGCCAAGTTTCGCCGCTCGGCAGGAGAAGCTCTGCGGAATAATCTCCGCTGTCGAGCTTCTCCTTTCGCCAGGGTTTGCCGAAAGCAGACCACCTACGGACTGCTTCGGCTGTTTCGTGTTCCCTTGTATCGACAAGAATTGTCAGCGTTTCTAACGCTTGTTCTTGCTCAATCGGGAGTAATGACATTGCGTATCTCCTCGCCGAGTTTAGCTAAATCGCCGTCAAAAATCGCCTTATACTTGTCGTAAAAGCAAGCAAGTTCTTTGACTACCTGCTCACGCAGAGTAGCTGTTTTGTCTTTGCTTTCCAGTATCGAAACAACGCTTTCATAGCTTCTGCGTTCTCTGTCGATAGCAAAAAACGCTCTCACAGGCGGTTTCTTTTCTTCTTCCTCGTCATCGGACGATTTCACGACAAGCATTTGAATGATAAACTGTGCTTGTGAGCGGCGGTATTTTTTCGCCGCTGTAGCGTCATTCCATTCAAATTCGTTATGTAGCGGAGCGTTTTCATCTTTGCTTACTTCAACGAGATTTTCGGGTGTTAATCGCCCCTCTCGCTCCAGTTCCTCGCAAACCTCTCCTGCTACCTGTGCGTCTGCCTTGATGTTTCGCACAGACGCTAAATCTTTCCATTCGTAGACCATAAAAAATAACTCCTTTCGATTTTTGGCTTTCCAAGCCTGCCTTACCATACCGAGCCTTAACGGAACTCACCCAAACACGCCTTGCCGCACCTGCCAAACCTTAACGGGACGAACCCTACCTTGACTTGCCTAACCTCACCTCGCCGGCCATAACAGACCTCACCTCGCTATGCCTAACCACACCCCACCTGCCGAACCTTGCCAAGCCTTAACGGAACGAGCCTTGCCATACCTGCCGAACCACGACTACCTAAAAATTAACCTACAACGTGAAACGCACCGTTCTGACCGTCCTTTTCAACACGCCATTCACCTACGCCGCAAGCATAACCACCTGCGTTGATTATGTTGACAATGTTTTCAAGCGAGAACGAGCCGTTTGCATTGTAGCTGATATTCAACTCCGCCCACCAGTTGCGGAACTCGCCACGATAACGTAAATCAGCCGTTCCCATACCGATTTTTACCATATCCTCACGCATAATCGGCGTATCGGAGTGAATTTCAATCATTCCGTTTTCATCGCCGTTTATGAAGAATGCTCCTCGCAAGCCCATTTTATCCTTAACATAGCCTAAGCGATAAGCCGCTGAAATTGCCGACTGCTTGAACGCTGTCGCAGGGAAACCAAACCTTGCTCCGTCCTTTATTGCCTGCATAAAGGCTTCTTCCGTGCTTTCTTTTGGCTTGTCGGTCAGCCAATACATAGACTGTATAAAGTCATCGACAGGGTTTTTTACTTCCTTTTTCTTGCCCTTTGCAAGACCCATCTGCGCTTCGAGCATCATACGCTTTGCCTTTTCCGACCAAGCATGTACTATAAGCGGCGTATCACCGACTATCTTTAACGTAACGCTTCTAAGCTCTACGGGCTTAATCTCTACTACTTCTGCTTTCTTTGCTGTTGCCATACCATTTACTCCTTTTTTCTTCGTGTTGTTTTTTTTACTTTCTTATTGGTGCGCCGACATTATCACGGTAACTGCCTGTCGCTATTTTTATAAGGTCGATGAACCAACCTATGCCAAACAAATTGCAAGTGAAAAGCTTTAAAAGCCCACTGCCGATTTTACCGAGATAAAAGTCGTGACCGCCTATCAGACCGAGTATCAGACAGAGTACAAGCGTTATTGTTTTACTCTTGTCCGATGAGTTTGTGACATATCTTGCCATAGTTTCTCCTTTCTCAGAACGGATAATCTTCGTCAATCTCTTCGGGCTGTGCCACTACGGGAGCGGCGGTTTCCTGCTTGTTCGCTAACGGCTTATCTTTAGGTATCCTAAACTTACCGTCACGAATGTCCTGCGCACTCTTGACGCTGTACGGTTCTGAATACCAACCGCTGTGACCGTCTTTTTCCCACTCCTTGTTACGGAACACTATGCCAAGCGACTTGCCTTTCAGCTTCTTCTCGTCCCAATCCCAATGGTAACCCTCGTTGCTTTCTTCAACGCAAGCAAGGAAGTTACCGAACACCTTTTTCTGCGTGTCATAATACTGGTTCTTTTCATCTGGGACGTTGAGGCGAATTACGCCCTTCCACTTCTTATTTTCGCTTGTGTCGCCGTCAAACTTCTGCTTGTAAAAGTCCTTGTACTCGCCTTCTGCGATGTCAAAGCCTATCGCAAGTTTTTCACCGTAGTTTGTTTCCTCGACCTTTGCGCTCAGAATGCTGACTACATATCCGTCAACGGGTATCTGACCGCCCTCGCTCATCTTTTTTGCTTCAACGTTTACCTTTTTCATTTTTCGTTTTTCTCCTGTGTTGTTTTTTTGATTTCAATCGGTTCAAGCGGACATCTGCCGCCTACATATTTTGTCGGGAATGCTACCGCTTCTTTATTCAGCTGACAAATCCGCTCATTACTCGATAAAAACGGGCAGTGTTTGCAGTCGATAAATGCGTTCCCTCTGCTGTCTATCGGAAAGTAAACTGTCACCGTTGCGTGAGCTTCTACATATCCCGATATGCCGTTCTCAAACGCCATAGCCTTAGCCTCCTATCCCGTAATACTCACGGATAATCGCATCAACGGCTTTCAAATCGTTGTCAACGTAATTGCTCTCAAACATACCGAGCGGAGATTTTACCGTGTCTTGTCCGCTATTGTGCGTTGCAAAATAATATTTTCCGTCTTGCACAACCGTTTTCAGAACGATAGTAAATTTTCCCTCGACCGTGACGTAATTATCAAGCATTTTGCCGATAGTTTTAAAATGCTCTGTGCCATCGTCCTTGAGGTCGGAATGTCCGAGAAAATATACGATTTTGTCATTTGCAAGCTGTGAAGCCTGTGCGACAAGCGAATTGAAATTAACCGCCATATCCGTGTACTTCTGATACCCTGCGACCTTTGCCGTGCGCATAAACTCGTTGACCATCAGATACGTTGCGTCATCTATCACGATAGACTTTCTCTCGATTTTGCCAAGCGCACTGGATATTTTTGCGTAGTTATCCGTGTCGTATGTTGTCAACTTGCTTCGGAATGGCAACGGCTTGCCTGACACGTTGATAACCGCCACTTCATCGTTCGTAAAGTTTCGCAAACTTGTTGATTTTCCTGTGCCGCTCTGACCGTAAATCATAACGAGTACCGCCATTTTCCTATTTCCTTTCTTTCTTAAGATACATCGGAATTATCTCTTCACGAAATAGCCCGACAAGCGTCTTGCCTTTGCGGTATGCGATTTCTTCAAGCATTCGCTTTATTTCTGGAAGTACCGATAAACCGCTTATCAAGACAAGCCGTGAGTTTAACTTGTTCTCCTTCACCTTATCACCCCTTTCTGAACACAAAGCTGTTTTCCTTGACGAACTCTTCACGGAGCTTCGCAACGTTCGTGCTGTTCGCCGACTTCGCCAGTTCCGCAAGCAGAATATCTTCTATTTCGTCCTCGCTGAACACATACGCAAGGTAAGAATTCAGCTCAACGCTTTCCGTGTCTTTGTTGCGTTCACACGCTTCAAAGCATTCTTTGTCGGTGCTATACGTTTCAAGGCAAGCGGTGCAAAGACCGCCGTTCTCATACAGTTCTTCTGTCGAACACCAACTACCGCAGATTTCGCATTCATCTGCGTCTTCGATATCACTACTTTTGCAGTGTGGGCATATCAACTCTTCCTCGTATGCAGGGCGACCCCAACACTCACCACGATAGTCCTGCACTCTTTCCACCTCGTTTGCGTCAAACACAGTTCCGCAGTCAAGGCATATCATCTTATCGCTCATAAAAGCGCTCCTTTCTTATGCTTGCTTGACGGGCTTACGACCGTTCTTAGCCGCATTACCACAAGG